CGCAGAGACGAACCAGGGAGGGGACTTGATTAAAAATCAGCTCCAGTCGTTCGGGAGCAACGCCGCAGTAAACTCGACGCACACGACGCAGAGCAAGCGGGTTCGCGCAGAGCCCGTGCATCACTTGTATCAGCGAGGGCTCGTTCGGCACGTCGGGCAGCTTCCAACCCTGGAGGATCAGCTCACCGATTTTATACAGGAGACCGAAAACGACTCTCCAGACAGAGCCGACGCCCTCGTCTACGCGATCCACGAACTTATGCTCGACGACATTTCGAGCCTCGACAGCGATCACATTATTGGCCTGAATTAGGGCCTCACCGCTATGGGATACACGACCGCAACCGACGCGCATTACCGCGAGAACGTCGCAGATTGGCGGCTCGTCCACCGAATGTTTTCGGGGGAGGACGTAACCCGCGAGCTCATTCGCGGCGCATACGAGGCGAGGCGGGCGTACCGGAAGCGCGTGGAGCGCGCGGACTGGAGGCCCTACACGAGAGACCTCGTAAATCGCCTGTCGGGGGAGCTCTTTACGCGGGCGGGCGAGATCACGCGACAGACCGTTGTGTCGGGCGAGTATTTGGGCTCGATCGGCCCGGAGGGGGAGAGCTACACGGTCCAACTGATGCGCCTCGCGGACACGCTCGTCGCCTACGACGAGGCCTGGGTCATTATGGACCCCGCGCAGGGGCTCCGCGTCGTCGAGCCGCAGCACGTGACGCGGTCGGGCAGTGAGGGCGTGATCGTGAAAGGGATGCGTACCGACCCTGGCGCAGCCCTCGACGAGGAGGAGTCGAAAGTCGCGGCCTGGACGGTGTACCGCGCGGGCGGCTGGGAGGTCTACGTCAAGGACAAAGAGGACGACGACAGCGAGGAGGTCCGTGTCGGGGGCGGGCGCTATTACAGAGAGCGGGAGGACTGGGAGTTCAGCGGCGGCCCTCCAGCGCGCAGGATCACGCTTCCCTGGGAAGTGAGCTTTGGCCTCGCGGTCGCGAAAGCGCACCGGGCGCTTTACCGTCTGGAGTCCAAGTACGACGAGGCGCGCACGAACCCCCTCGCGGGGCTCCTCCAAATCGCGCCGGGCGGCGACGACAACATTCAGGAATCGATTGAGAAAGCGATCGACGACGGGGCGATCGCGATTCCCTACGACAAGGACCACGGAGAGCACAAGCCGCTCAACATCGGCACGGAGGGCCTGGGGCCGGGGGAGTCGGCCCTCGACCGGAAGCGAAAAGAGCTGTACCGGACAGCCTATCAGAGTCTCGACCAGGCCTCCCAGCGAATGACGGCGACGGAGGTCGACTCGCGCACGAGGTCGGGACCCGTGGCGGCGCTGTCGCAGCTCTCCGAAACGATGGAAAGCGCGGAGGTCGAGATCCTCCCGGTCCTCGCGGAAGCGGAGGACGCGCGCCGCGTCGACGAGGCTTTGGAGCCGACGGTCGACTGGCCGACGGATTACTCCCACGCGTTCGACGACAGCGACGAGGACGCTCCCGGCGACGCTTCTGGGCGTCCCCCAGGCGACGGTTGTGGGGGTCGCGTCGGCATTTCTCGCCTGGAGGTCCGCGCGGTATCACACGACGTATCAGCGCCCCGAACAAGGGGCCGACGTGTCAGCGGTGCTGACGTACCTCGTCGCGATCGGAGCCGCTCTCGCCTCGACGTGGAGCCCGTGGGTGCTTTTCGTTCCGGTGGCCGCGGCCCCGCTCCACGAGCGGTTTGTGTGGCAGATCGACAGCGTCGTCGCGACGCCTCTGTATATCCTCGCGTGTCTCGCGATTCTCATGTCCCAGGTGGGGATCATCGAGACGATTCCCGCGGCGGGCCTCGCGGGGCTCGCGGGGCTGTCGTACCTGTCGGGGAGCGGGCCGCGTGGGTGGCGACATTCGCTGTGGCACCTGTTCGGCGCGCTTGCTGCGACCTGGGCGCTCTTCGCTGTCGCTGTGGCGTAAGGTGTAGAGGGTAGAAAGGCGCGCGCCCCGCGAACCCTAACACCCGCTGAAAGAGTACACAGGAATACGCCCTCCCTGAACAGAGTCTCAAGGTATGTCCAGTTTAGATGCTACGGGGACGCTCCGCGTCGTCGAGGGGCAGGACGACATCATATTGAACGTAACTCACGACGACCCCGGTACGGAGGGGGAGGTTATCGTCGTGTACCTAACGAGCCAGCTGGGAAAGACCTACGCGATCGGGGAGGCAACCGCGAGGGCTCCAGGCGAGGAGACGCTGATCCCTGTTACGTTCGACGTGCCTCCGGTCGAGTACGACATGGAGGTCGGCCCCCAGGATAAAAGCCTCCCGTCCGTTTTTCCAGAGAGCGACGAAACCGCAACTGTCGAGGTCTACGAGAACCGATACCACGACTAACCTATGCCTGCGTCTGCCGTATCCAATACCCTGTTCAACGACGGACTGAATGGGGTAAAGAACACCGTCGACAAAATCGTCCTCTTGAACGCAGAACCCAGTTCGTTGTCGGACGCGGACACCCTCGACTCGAACGGGGGCGCGAAGCTGTCGGATCTCCCGATCTCCGCGAGCGAGCTCTCGATTCAGGACGACGGATCTGGGGGCCGCGAGCTCGTGATCCCGAAAAAGGGACATATCGCAGAGGAGGGCGGCTCGATTTCACATCTCGCCCTCATTAAGGAGGGGAGCGAGCTCATCTGCTACACGGAGCACGACGACGGGAACGGAAACGCTGTGAGTGTGACCGCGGACCTCGCGTACAACATCCAGCAGACCACGATCACGATTCAGGATCTCGTCACGTCCTAATGAGCTCTGCAAACTGGAGCGTCCCCGCCCCGAACGACGCCGACTGGGTAGATGTCGACGGGCGCACCCTGGGCAATATGGAGGCCCAGGCGACCATTTCGATCGCGGTCGGGTCGGAGGGTCTCACGACCGCAGGCAACGCACAGGCCCAGGCGCTCGCGCCTCCCGTCACGGGAGCGGAGGGCGTCACAACTGCGGGGGACGGAGCGGCCCAGGCTGTCGCCCCTCCCGTTACTGGAGTCCAGGGACTCACCACGCAGGGAGGCGGCTCCTCCCCGACGCTCGCTCCTCCTGTCACCGGAGCGGAGGGATCGACCTCGCAAGGAGACGGGGCGAGCTCGTCGCTGTGGACGCCAGCGCAGGGGAGGCACCTAAAGCCAGACCACAGGTGGCAGATGCCGCAGCCGCGCAACCTCCTGTCCGACCCCGAGAGCTTCGATCCGGGGAGTACGGCGTGGAAAGAAGCGAAAAACGTAAACTACATCGGTGTCGCGCAAAATGTTGGGCCGAACGGAGAGGCTGCGGCTGAAATTGAGTGGACCGGGGAGTTTGGGGCTTTTCAGAACAACAGTGCGAACGTGACGGGAGATATAACAGGCGGGTTTTACGTTCGTGCAAAAACAGGGACAGCGCAACTTAGCGTTGATTTAGGAATTGTTCAGGCAAATTTCTCTGTCGGTACAGGGTGGACATGGATTTCGGGGTCGGCGGACGGGGCAACCGACTTCTCAAAATTCGCTTTGCGTTGTTTAGATACGAGGACAAAACCCTACCGAATCTACCTATTGCGGGCGGGCATGAACCTCGGGGACTCCCTCGAATACTCCACTCGCTCATCGGTGCCACAGACGATCCCCGACGTGGTGGCGGGGGCCGATTTGCAGAACGGCTCGCAGAGCGGAGCCGACACGAACGACCTCAAGTTCGCGGTGGACGGGTCGGGCGTGCCGTATGCGGTGAGTGATGGGGGTGACAAGACCTCCACACTACCACAGGACGGCACGGAGACGTGGGCCACGCGGGTCTACATTCCGTCGTCAGTAGGCGCAGATGTGCAGTTTCTTGGCGACAGCGGGTACGCCTATCCCACGCTCGCCTACGACGACACAAACGGCGACCTGCGGCTCCGCTACAAGGACTCTGGCGGCACGACGCAGCAGGGGCCTCGCGTGTCGGCAGCAGAGGGGCAGTGGCACGCGGTAGCGATTACGATAGACGGCTCCGACCTGCGGCTCAACGTCGGTGGCACAACAGATGAACAGACAGGGACGGACCTGTCCATCACTGCCGATCCGCGTCTCTTAGGCACGCAGAGCGGGGCAAGAGTACAGCACCCGGAACAACACCCCGTCCTCACCGAAGCCGAAGCGGAGGCGGTGCGGCAGCGCCTCGCGCAGAACCCGCCCGATCCCGTGCCGCCCACGGAGGCGTGGGACTTTAGCGGAGAAACCAACCCGCACAATCTACTACCGGACTCAAACGACCCGACGCAGTGGGGCCGCAATCAGGGAGTCACGCTTGGCACCCCCGGCAACGTAACGGGCGTGAACGCAGACCTCGAAGCGACGACCGTAACGGAGGATTCCAGTGATGGGGAGCACAACATCGAATATCAGATGGGCGATGCCTCGCCCTACGCAACGGAGGTTTTTCTGAAAAATAACGGTCGGCAGTACGGCTTCGTCTCGATCAACCGTACAGGCAACTGGTCGCTTGCAGAGGTTGACTTGGTAAATAACACGCTGAACCGAACGGATTCGGGAGGGTCGGACCCGAAAAATATCCACGTCAGTCCCGCGCCAAACGGCTTTACAAGAATCCGATTCCACACGGCACCCGGCAATACGCAACGTAGGATCACGATTGGGCCGAGTAATGGGGCCGCAACATTAGGTCGCTTTGCCACCTATCAAGGGAATGGTTCAGACGGGGTAATTTTTGGCGGCGCACAGGTCGTGTTAGGAACTGAGATTCCAACGACGAACCCCAACTTCCCCAAAACCACTGGCTCCATCGCCTTTCCCCAAACCGTCCCCGCGCTGCGCGACAGCAGCAACGACCTGACGCTTGGGTCGAGCAGCGGGGCGGATACGAACGACCCCTCGTGGCGTGCTCCTACTGGATTGGTTGGGGGTGCATCAGATGACTTCCTCCTACAAGAACCGTCTCCGCTTACAACAGCCTCTCAATTCACGTTCTTAGGGCGGGTAAAAAGTGATGGTTCGAAAGGTTTTGAGACTATTGCTTCAACGTGGGCTCAAGGAAGTAACGAGAGAACGAGTCTTGGTTGGTTTATCGGGCAAAACGGTAGCGATCCCGAGCTTCGTGTATACCTCGATTTCAGTGAAAATGGAGGACCTACCTTTAACTTCAAAAGCGGGATGCCGCAGGTATTCAACGGATCATTCCACGTTGTATCCGTGGTCGTAGATATTTTGGCGGGAGAAATGAGGGCGGCGATAGATGCTAATTCAGTAGTAACCAAATCCTTTGATCCTCAAGGCTACGACTTTAAGAACAACCCTCGTACTGATATGAGCCTGCTAGACCGTAGGTACAGACCTTTTGGAGGAGTCATGACGACCGCAGGATACTACACCCGCGCCCTCACCGACGAGGAAGCCCTGTACGCGAGACAGAGAATTTTGGACAACCCCGAAGACCCCTTTCCTGAATACACCAATCCGTAACCTATGATCGTACTGATCCGCAAGAGCTTAGTAGACACGTTCAGCCCCGCAATCAAAACGGGCGTATCCGAGTTGGACCCGACGCTCGCATTGGGCGAACCCGTGCTATACGAGGACAAGAATGGCGCAAAGTGGTTCGCGTTCACGGATTCGAGGTGGCGACCGATTCAGATTGCCATGCTCGCCTCCACCGCGCAGAACGCAGATCAACTCTCGACCTACGACTCTCAGTACGTGACCCCCGATGGCGAGGTGACAGACCGGGAGGCGCTGCACGAGGAGTCCAAGGCGGTGCTGCAAGACGCGAATGAGGTAGACACAACCATGACGCTGCCTGCGGACGTGACGCCATCGGACCCTGACGCGGAGCAGCCGAGCATGGAAGACATTCGGGCGGCGCAAGAGGAGAGTGCAGGAAGCCTTGACGACACGTTCCGCATTGAGCGGTCGCTCTCCGGTTATACGCGGATCGACGAGCAGGACCTGTAACGTATGCCCCAGCCCCTCGACGAGGCGTATAACGCGGCGCTGCGAGACGCTTTCTCCCAGGCCCTCCGTTCCCCCGACGGGGACCTCGCCCAGCTCCTCCAGACGCTACAGGAGCTCACAGTCCGTATGGTCGAGGTCGTCGCCCAGGGGGACGGGTACGAGGACACGGAGAACAGGCTCGACGCAGCGACGGAGGAGCTGAAACAGAAAGCGGCTGCGGCGGTCTCGCAGGCCCAGACGCGAGGCCGCGAGCTGATGGAAAGGGCACACGCGCGGGGCTACGAGGAGGCCGCGGCGACGGCAGGGGCCGCGAGCGCAGTCCCCGACTGGAACCCCACGTCGAGCGTTGACCCCTACAAGCGCGCCCCGTTCAGCGGCAACGCCCAGCTGTTCGTTCAGAGCTCGATCGAGGAGGAGGTCGAGTACCTCCGACAGGATCTCAAATACATTCGGAAGTACGTCGACGAGGATCGCTATGCGAGAGCGGTCGCGAACGTCCTCGCGAAAGGCGACGACGACATCGTTCGGGCTTTGGCCGATCGCGGGATCGACCTGGAGAGTTTCGACGCGGACGATCTGAAAGACAGGGCCGCGGACGTTTTCCAGAACACGAAAACGATCGGGTCGAGCGACATTCGCGGCCTCCTGAAAGAGCTGGAGCCGTCGGAGGTCCAGTCGAGCAACCCGCAGCTCTGGAGGCGCATCAAGCGCAACGGAACCGACTCCCTCCCCCGCATCCTCGACGAGGTCGCGAAAGACCTCGCAGCCGACAGCCCCGCGGTCGAGCTCGTGCCTTGGGAGCTCTCCTCTCGACACGCCTCGCTCCGATCGAGCCCCGACGAGTGCGACCTCCTCGCGAGGCAAGATTTGTACGATTTCGGGGCGGGGCTCTACCACCCGAAAACGACGCCCAGCCACCCGCACCCCAGCTGCGAGTGTTCGATCACCGTCGTCACGAAACCCCGCGAGGCCTGGGGCCGGACGACGGACGAGCGCCCCGACGCGTTCGACATCGACCCCGACGAGGTCCGCGAGCTTCTACAGGACCTCCCAGGGGAGCGGACGATCACCGACGCCCACGTTGATCGTGTCGTCGATCACGCGCGAGCCGTGATCGCGAAAGCGCACGAAAATCCCCGTTGAGCGCCCACAAGCGGCGATTGTGTGAATCCCTACCCTTTCGCGGAACGGTATACATACGTTTGTATATGAGGGGGTGCAATAGTTACTCTCAAAGACAGGACTCCCCGCTATGGACCCGAAACTGAAAGATCACGACCCGCTGTTTCCAGAGAACTTTTCTCGCGTTGCGTGCTATACGTCGACTGGAGCGTTCGTCGGACATGAGTATGTCCGCTCCGACGAGCGGTTCAAGGCGCGCCCCGAGGCTACGGGCGACGGCTCTACGGAGTGGCTCCTCCTCAAAAATACCGCTCCCGACGAGCCGTTCGAGCATTGGAAACAGCTTTGCAGTTTCGACACCGCTCCCGAAATCATCGACGTTCTCGAAACCCTCGACTAACCTATGCCCCAGACACGCGACACCGACTGGACCCCCGAACGAATCAAGGCGCTCCGAAAGCGCCGCGGACAGAATCAGACCGAGTTCGGCCTGGATCTGTACGCTTCCGGCGGTGCCCAGGCCCAGGTTCGAGTCTCAGAGCTCGAACAGGGCGACCGACAGCCGACGCTCGCGATGGAGCGCACCCTCGACCGCATGGAGGAGGGGGCGATCTGACCTCCTCCCGCGGCCTCTTACTCTCTCACACAACCGACCGAACCCGCTATGAAAATCCAAATCCAAACCGAAAACTACGGGCGCACATTCGACCACGGAACCGTGACCGCTAACCCCGACGACGTGGAGCGGAGGCTCGACGTTGATGTCTCGCTCTCCGTCGCTGGGACCGCGGAGAAAAGCCCCGATCAAGTGGTCCAGGAGTTCGCGGATCTACTGGAGGAGCTCGTTCAGAACTTCGCGATCTGACCGCAGTGTCCCCGTGACACAGCCGTTTGATTTCCGGTTCACAGAGAGCCCCGATCTGGAGACAGGTCGGGGCTTTTTCTGTGGAACGCTCTCCGCTTTGCGCGCGTGTTAGACAGTACGTTTCCCAGGGTACGGTAAACCCCTGGGCGGATAGCTCACGTCGACGAGCGTCTCTCTATAGCGCCGCAGGGCGCGCCAAAACACTGACATACCGACTATGCCGATCGTACACGCGGAAACCGACGACGGAGACGAGGTCGAGCTGGAAGTTGGAACGGGCGACATCGAGTTCCGCGAAGAGGAGGACCCGACGGACCTCGACGGGGTCCAGTCGGAGATCGACCGGATCGCCGGAAAGACTCGCAAGAAAGCGAGGCAGACCGCTCGCGAGAACCTGAAAGAGGACGACGACTTTTGGGAGGAAATGGCCCAGCGCCGGGGCGTCGAGCTCCGCGAGGACGGGAGCCCGAAAGGGGCCTCGAAAGGCGAGGTCAAAGAGCTGAAAAAAGAGCTCGTACAGGCGAAACAGAAAGCGCAGAAAGCCGACGAATACGAGTCGGAGATCGAGGACATTCGCGACACGCGACTGGAGAACTACCTCCTCCAGCACGCCGACGGCGTCAAGTCGGACCTGAAAGACGTGTTCTTGAACACCGCGAAATCGCGGTTCCAGTACGACGAGGACGACGACGATTTCGTCCCCGTAAGCGACGACGGGACGCCCCGCTACGGGCAGGGCGTAGGCGACGTTGTCGAGGAGATGCGACAGGAGCGCCCCAGTATGTTTCAGGACACGGAGGTCGACGGAGGCTCCGACGTGGAGCCGGGAGGCTCGACCGGAGGAAAGCGGACCTGGACAGAGGAGGAGCACGCGAGCGCCGACCCGGTCGAGATGGACGAGGCGACGTTTGAGGACTGGAAAACCGCAGAGGCAGAGGGACGCATCAAGTAAGTCCAGCCCCGCGCGGGCTGGGGAGTAGCTGGCCGAACCCAGCCCGCAACCTTTTCAACTGACACGTTTTCGCAGCTATGGCTGCAAACTCCAATTTCAACCGCGTACTTCGCGGCGCGATTCTGCGACAGCTCCGCGCGGCGAACACCTACGACGCGTTTGTGAACCGCGACCTCGTTCGCGGCTCGTTCGAGGAGCCGGAGGACACGGTGAACGTGCAAACGCTGGGCGACGTGGTCCTGTCGGACTACAGCGGGTCGCTCCCAACCCCGCAGGACATCGACACGAACGAGGACACGATCAGCGCGAGCCACAAAAAGGCGTTCGCGTTCAAGGCCCCCGTCGACGACTCTGCGAGCGCAGTCGCGGACCTGTTCCGCGAGGAGGGCGTCGCGAGCTTGCTCCAGGCGGCCCAGGAGTTCATTCTGGGGAAGTACACAGGCGCGAGCCTCCAGGTCACTTACGACCCTGCGAACGACTCGATTCGGGACAAGGTCGCGGAGGCCGCGACGAAGCTCGACAACGCGGAGGCCCCGATGGGACCGGACAACCGCTGGATGGTTCTCCCGCCGGGAGTGATGAACGATATCGACGACGACGTGATTGAGGAGTCTCCGACCGGGCTCG